GCAGTACCAGCATTCTTACCAACCAATGTATTATGAGTAGCATCTGTACCACTAAAGCTATCCCCTGCACCTGCACCAATTCTTGTATTACTTTGAGCGTCGGTATTGTTAATTATTCCACCAGCAAAATCAAAATTACCAGCACTACTAATTGTTAATCGAGCTGTAGGTGTTGCTGCTCCATCAGCCGTTGTACTAAAAATAAGCCTCCCAGGGAGATCATTTGAACCAGGCGTTCCATCTATTTCAGCTTTAATTTCAGCGGAGGTACTAGCTAAATCAACACCGTCTGCGCCAAACCAATTGATAGATCCTAAAGAATCCCCATCCTGAACAATTGTATGAGAGCCGTTACTCGCTCCTCTTGATTTAGCTAAAGCTATCCAAGGGCCAGCATTACTAGCCTGATTTCTTATAAGAGTGAATGCAGTATTGCTATCCGTGCTTTCTACTTGAACTTTAGGATTAGCACCCCAAATAGTCCTACTTGCACTAGAAGCAACAAGAAATCGACCTGAGCTATCTACTCTTGCTCTTTCACTGCCACCAGTTTCTATTGAAACAGTATCAGCCGAAGGAAATCTTATAGCAGTATTGGTATCACCAGAATGAACTATTTTATCTGGGATCGTTACATCATCAGTAGCAGTAATTGCACCTGTTACAGCTAAAGTACCAACAACAGAGACACCAGTATCAGCAGTTAATCTTGTCGTTCCTCCAGCCGCAAGACTCACAGTATTCGTTCCACCAAATATCCCTGAATCACTATCGCCAAAATGGATAGAAGGAGCAGAATTACTTCCTGCTGTTGCTGCTACTACTCCTGTTAACGTGCCACCTGCTTTTGCTAAATAAGTGCTATTTGATGTGGTTCGTTCAGCATCAGTAACAGCCTTAACACCAGCAGGAGTTGTAACTCTTGCCGCATCTGTTCCTGTTGTAGTCTCTCCAGAAGTCGCAAGCTCCGCAATCCCCGCTACCGTTGTACTTGCTGCAACCGTTGAAACAGAACCAGGCCCAGCCATCTTGACAATCGAGTTGTCACTGGCTCGCATATAAATACCAAGGCTGTTGATATTTGCGTTTAACGCAATTTCGCCCACTGCTGGCAAATGGGTCGTAGTTGGAACAGCGTCCTGAGTGACACTATTCTTCAACCGAATCGTTACAGCCATAATTCTTTAGTGCTTATACAAGCGATGGTCGCCTCTATCCAGAGGTATTTCTAGGATACCAAGTTTTTGTTAATAAGTCCCGCCAGCTATTACAGAAACATTCTTCCATTGTCCATCTGACGCGTATTCGATAAATTGCCCTGCTGTTGGAGACGCAATGGTGACATCAGATAAATCATCTAGAGCAGAGACAGACCCAGGACCACTTAATGTATCAACTCTATCCCAATCATTAAGACCCATACACATACACCAGTCACCTGCATCAAAGGAAGTTGATGGAACAACCGCTGTACCATTTCCTGAAACAGTACAAACAAAATAGGAACCTGTAGTCGCTGCTGTACCTGCGGGGATGGCATTTCCTGCACTGAAACCTGCACTAGTTCCGAATGTAGTTAAGGTGACGATTATTCCATTTGTAGCATTAAAAGTTCCGCAGAATCTTAAGTTTTCTTCTGCCAATCTTCCAAAGCCAACACTAAACCAAGAGTTCCCGTTAAATATACGTAGCTGACCTGTACTTTCCTGCAACCAGTAAACACCAGTAGGCAAGTTAGTAATGTCAGGCATCGCCTCCTGAATAAAAGAGATTGCATTACTACCAATCTTATCCATCGTAACTGCATTATCAGCAATCCTAGCTGTAGCAAGCGATCCAGTAGTTATTTTACTTGCATCAAGTACAGGAATATCCGTAGCTGCAAGAGACGCTCCTGTAGTAACTACACCCTTTGCACTAACAGTAACTTTAGTAAATGTACCTGTACCAGAACCAGAATCAGCAAGAGATAAAACACCCGCACCAGATACAGCTAAAGGAGCAGAAGCCGTTGGAACGCTCATTGCTCCAATAGCCGTTGTAGTCGCTACTGGCAAATCTCCTGCGACTATTGCAACTGAGCCTGTTATTAATCCATCAGCGTTATAAGTAATTCCTGATCGTGTGGCAGCAGTAACGCTATTCGTTATTGATATTGCACCGAGGTTCGTAACACTTAAGCCACCTGCTGATGGAACAGAAACACCACCAACAGCACTAGTAGTAGCTTCTGGGATATCACTTGCTACTAATGCAGCCGTTGCAGTGATAAGTCCTTGAGCGTTATACGTAATTCCATTTCTTGCAGACGCTCCACCAGTAACAGCGTTGTTAATTCCAAGGTTCCCGCTGGCTACATTTAGAGAACGATCAATATTAGAAGTATTTAACTTAGCGGCTGTAATCGTTGCATCAGTTATCTTTGTTCCTGCAATACCACTGGCAATCTTCGCATCTGTTACGGCTGACGTTGCAATTGCCGCTGTATCGACAGAGTTATCGGCAAGTTCACTAGCCCCTATTGCATTCGCAGCAACTTGAGTAGCAGTGATCGTATCGTTAGCAATCTTGGCGGCTGTGATTGCTAAATTATTTACCTTATCTGTTGTTATATTTCCATCTGATATTTTGGCAGTTGTGACCGCATTTGAAGCAATAGCAGCAGCATCCACAGCATTATCAGCTAGCTCTGACGCCCCAATCGCATTAGCTGCTATTTGTGTAGCAGTAATTGTGTCATTTGCTATTTTCGCAGCCGTTACCGATGTAGTAGCAAGGGCTGCTGTATCAACAGCATTATCTGCTAATTCACTAGCACCAACTGCATTCTGGGCTATTTGAGTAGCCGTGATCGAATCATTAGTAATCTTTGCCCCAGGGACATCACCATCAGAAAGGCTTAATTTTGCATAAGTAACATTTGCATCTGTAATCTTCGCAGTCGTTACTGAATTTGCTGCTAACTTTGCCGCTGTTATATTTGCATCTGTTACTTTGGCTGTTGTCACAGCGTTTGCTGCTAAGGCTGCTGTATCTACCGCATTGTCAGCAAGCTCAGAAGCAGTAATGGCATCTGCTGCCACCTGTGAAGCTGTGATCGTATCATTCGCAATCTTTGCAGCCGTAATAGCAAGATTTAAAACAGCAGCAGTATCAACAGCATTGTCCGCTAATTCTGTTGCCGTAACAGCATTAGTTGCTATTTGAGAAGCAGTAATCGAACCAGCAACGAGCTTGGCTCCAGGTATATCTCCATCACTTAAATTTAATTTGGCATAAGTAACACTAGCGTCTGTAATCTTAACCGTTGTTACTGCATTAGAGGCTAACTTCCCTGTTGTTACATTTAAGTCAACTATAGCCGCTGTATCAACTGAATTGTCTGCTAACTCACTGGAGCCAATAGCATTTGCTGCTATTTGTGTTGCCGTAATTGTATCATTAACTAACTTCGCTCCAGTGATAGTTGCATTCGTTATCTTTGCTGCTGTGACTGCGTTGTCAGCAAGTGTCGCTGTTACGATCTGCCCCGCCGTCAAGGGATAACTAAGAGCCGTCGCTGGTATTGCTGCTGCGTCAATAACTGCTACACCACGAGTAATCAGATCCTTTACCGTTACTTTCTTGGTTTCACTCGCACTAACATCAGCTAGTGCTATTGGGTCGGTAGCTGCAACACTTCCTGACGCAATACTTGGCAATTGCGTAATCTGTAGATCAGCCACGATAACCTCGCATAATTGAAATCCTTAGAAGTATTCTAAGAGGTAGGGTCTTCTAAGAGAATACCTTCACCATCCTCTTGCAATATCTTATCTGTATTTTCCTGAAGTAGATAAGCTGGAGGTTGTCCATTATGCAAACTTATCTGTCCATTCGTAACAAATTCAATCCTTGCCTCAACAATACCCGCAGCAGGAACAGTAATAGCAACATTACTGACTATGCAATCAGCTTCATACCAAACGCTGTTCTGACTAACAGAAGGTTCATGGTAGAGAAAGAATTTAGCTAAGAAATCAGATCCTTGCTTAATCCTTACTAGCAACTGCGCTAAGTAGACAGGGAACTCAGGCTGCAAGATATTAATCGTATCCCCTTGAAAAGCACGATGCTGCCAAATGCAATTTAAATTCCCTTGACCCGATATAATGCCATTTTCATATTGACGTCTAAATTCATCTCCTAAGACTGTTGTATTTATATTCTCCCTCTCCGTCGTAATTTCAAAATCTTTGACTTTTGCAAGAGTTCGATATCGTGTTGCCTGAGTACTTATTAAAATCTTTTTAGCAGAACTAGGAGAAACGAGCGTTAAAGCTTGGTTCGATTCACCAGCCAAAGCAGGACCAAAAGAGTTATATAACTTCATACCACCCATGTCATCGACATGAACGTACCAACGCCCATCTGGATGTACATGACCTGAGACAAGTTCTAGTGTTGACTGATCTACTGTCTCAATTAATAACTGATCACCAGTAAGGATTGATCCAGCAGCGAAATCGACGCTGAACCTTTTCTTTGTTGTATTAACATCAGCAGGATCTAAATCAGTCTCGAACGGGCCTGAATTATCTCTCTTTAATTCAACGAAACCAGTTGAACCAAAATAAACAGACATTACATAGTTAGAGTAGTTGGAGCACCAGTAGCCTCAAAACTAACGTCGGCTGCCATGATCTCCCCCTGGGAATTATTCATCGCATAACTAGTAAAGAAGACATCAAGAACCAACTTCTTAGTAGTGCCTCCCTTTGTCATATTTAATTCAAGCGTGACTGTTGACATATCAGCACTATCAGTTGTACTACTTACTTTTCCGAGGATATCACCGACAACATTGTTGGTATCATTGTAATAATAGAGGCTGCAATTCCCTGTAATGCTACGTACACCTGCTTCCAAACTTCTATTCCTGTCTCCTAAAGAAGTTGTTTCTAAGACAGCTTGATTAGCAGTAAAAGACCAGGATCGTACTTTACCAGCCTGTTCGCCAGCTACTTTTAGGATTCCGTCCTGCCCTGAATAAAACTGAGCCATCTTTTGTCAAAAATACGATGTGTTCATTCTAGTCTCCATCTAAGCATCCTACAAATGAACAGGAAACATTACTGATTCCAGGTTGCACACTAGTTACTTTAGGTGGGCCACTATATCTCCATCTTAACCCACCTGAAGAGCCGTCTTCTGGATTCAGCCAATATTGACTGTCATCATATCCTTTGATGTAATCCTCTAATTGATTAGATGTACCCAATGTAACGTCAAGACCTGCTGTGCCATTGGCTCTGCCAAAATAAATATACTTATCGGGATCTCCTGCAACTGAAACATAATTAGTAATTATTTCAGCGGCTTTCTCATCAGAAATATTTGAAAAACCTAAGCTTAAAGTTGCATTTACTCTTTTGTTTCCATAACGAATAAAACTCTTAGCACCATTTTGCGCCTCGAAAACAGTCTGAGGAAACTCTCCAGGGCTAAAGGATCTACTACTTGGTTTTACATTTGGGAAAACTGCCTGAGCCATTATGTACTCTCGATAAAGTCTTCAGAGTCTGCCCCACTATCATATACCTGATGCAATACAGCTACATATCCATCATCAGTCAAAGGAACGTAGCTGCCTGCCACTTCAACAAAACCATCCTCTGCAAACGTTAAAGACTCAACCTTATACACACGGTCAGAAGAATTGGTCTGTGCAATTGTAAAGACACATCCTCTAAAAGCATCATCAGCCAAACCGTCAGAAATGATAATAGGTGTAGGGCCTTTAACTCCTTCCTCCCCAGGCTTCCAATAATAAATAGAATTACCATTTGAAACAGTTGTCTGAGATTGAAGCACACCTCCGTCAGTTATTACACCATTAGAGAAACGACTTGTATGTGTTGACTCAGAATAAAGCCTGAAATAATCACCAGGCATTAAGGACATAGCAGCTTGCGGTGTAGTCTCAAACTTCAATCCATGATCGACAAGTTGCCTTGTACGCAAAGCATATTTCGCAAATCGAATAGCATGTTTGCTGCTGGTGCAGAAAATTGACATATCAAACGTCTCGATAGGATCAAGCTCAGACCCAACAGTCCAGTCATCATTGGATTGGACATCATTAAGCCTAACTTCAGCAACTTTTGTTTCTGGGAAACCGTTCTCTTGTTCTTTTCTCCATAACACCCTTGCTTGGAACACCTGTCTCTCTTCTGGGGAAAGGAAAGACACCTTAAGATCTTTTATATTGCCATCAGTAAACAAGGCTTTGATCGGTGGCTTTTCTTCAGGATCAATTACGAAATCAGTTGTATTAAAAGGAACAGAAGGATAGAGAGAGAAACGACCTCCAATAATTGTAAAATCAAGAAAACAATAAGCTGCTTGAACAAATATAAAATCCCTTAAGTTTTGTGATTCAGTAATAACACCATCCCAGAAGAACCCATTTGCTAAACAGAATTTTGCAGCAACCGCCATCTTTTCTTTATCAACTGAAGTTGCGCCAATAAGTTCACCTGCTCCTATTTCGTTATCTGTTAATAAGGCATAAGCAATTTCAGGAACTAAATTAGTTGATTGGTAATAACCAGCGAAAGGATCACCCCCAATATCATTTACCAATCTTTCAACTTTCACTCCTTGCTTAATGTATGCAGATAACTGACTAAATGAACTCCATTCTTTTGCACTATTTAAACGTAATCCTGCAATGGCTAAATTATCATAATCAACTGGATGAGAATTACTCTTCTGCTCGTTTACATATACAACCTCATGCTCAGGATTAGATAAATGGCTGCTCTGCTCTGCATCGTATTGATAATAGTCGGCTATAGCATCATAAGAATTTAAGTTCCTTCCTATAGGCCAAGGTTTATCTGTTACTAATGCTGATGAAGCTGTTTCAGCAGTACAAGATATAGATCCAGTCCCGCCACCATTCTTAGGATAAGTAAATGTAATAATGTCGCCATTGTGATACCCTGAGCCAGAATTATTTATACTCCATTCAACTGAATTATTATTATAAACAGTAACCTTTAAAGTTAAGCCACTACCACCTCTATCTGTTGTTGTAGCAACACTTTCTCTAATACTAAAAGCTGTATCATTTACATCTTGCATGGTGTATTTATGTATTTTAAAATGGTACTGACCTCCCGCATACTTAACATAAGAACCAACTCTAAATTGAAGATTTGGATTATGTGTATGCACATACCACGGCTTCCAATTAGGTGACCCATCAATTAAATGGTCATAATTTCCCATCGCAGGGAAATACTCATCAATCGTATACCTCCAATGTGTTTCACCCCCTGTATATCTCTTCTCATCCATGTATTGAGTACCTGGATAGTCGAAATCTAAGTGACCATACCTATTACTTACCCAATATCTAACTCTCATATAATCCGAAGCCCACGTATTCTCTCCTTCAGCGTTCCATGTTGAGCGTTTAGATGAATAAGCATCATCTACAACTTTTACCCAATCTTTATGTGTAGGAATACTCCCTTCAACTTTGCTACTTAGCTCAATTACTTCAGAGCCTATCTGTTCAGGCAAAGCACCTAAGTACCATTCCGTATTACTCATTAACGCACCAGTTAAACGTGTCAGTTGCCCTGAGTAATAGACGTCATAATCACCACTTGGTAGGTCTACATGCCCATGAGGTCTATTTTTCATAAACATATGAACATCACGATCCGCAAAGTTATCTAAAGCTAAATTACCTGGATAAGGAAGAAGCCTGAACTCACACTGAGGTGAGTTTGAATGAACAATCCGAATGAAGTTATATTGCGGTTGAGGCGTGTTTCCTTTTACAAGGAAGGGAATCCCTCCGTCTATGAAAGACCATTCTTCTTCTCCCATGCCTTTTGCTTGAAGTCTGAAGAAACTAAGCCTTTTTATATATTTAGACATCTGTCCTAATTGAATCCCTCCGTTATCATCTTCATATTTTTTAACTGTGCCTTCTTCTCCATAATGTATATGCCCAGGATGACTGTTAGCATTAGCAAAGCCTGTAATCTGTTTCCATACAGTTGATTTAATACCTATTTCTGTTACCTCACACGATGTATTATTAGAAACTGTCCCAACAGCACACCTCTGCAAAGTTAAAGTTTCCCAAGGATAATGAGCTAAACTATTATCTTTGATATCAACTAATCCCGCTCGATTTTCAATTACTTTAAAAGTTGCTGTAACAACTGCGCTGTTAGTAGGTGTCCATATACCAGTGTTAGGTGAGTAGTTAACACTTTCACAAGTTGCTAAGATATCTCCCAGCAAATATATATCACCTTTAGCCAAGTTTGAATCGGCTGTTATTCGACAGGAATCGACTGAAGACTTAACATCTTCGACACCCCAGGGGGCAAATTCTTTGAACTGTTCGAGAGGATTTGTCGCATAGATTTTATAATCAATCTCATACCCTTTTGACACAGCGTATCTTTTATTAAATCCCTCGACAGCTATTACTTCTCCACTTCTGTCTCTAACTTGAGTAAAAGATGCATACCGTGGGAAGCTTGTTGCAACTTTGTTCCTTTTCTTATCTATATCATTTTTGACATCCTCCTTTGCGTCTTTTCCCTTAAGAACTAACTCATAAGGAACCATAAATTTCGTGGAGTTAGGGAAAGGGGAAAACGCACCGAACTGAGTCTGTGTTCCAGGTGTTCTAGTACCAGAGAAAATCCTACGATTATAATCACCATCATTATCCCAGTGAACAGAGAAGGCATCATCGTCTTCCCAATCTTCTAATGTTCCTTCGCTATACCTTTGATCTATTCCTCCTTCTTGTGGCCTTCCACCAGCAGTCATAAAATATAAAGCAACCTTCGCATCTGTGTAATTAGCTAAAGTAGTATCACCAATAGCAAAACCTTCATAATCAGGCCGAGCACCTAATTCTCCTGAAGAAAATAAAAATAACCCTCTAAGTTGTTGCCCTGTAAACAGACTCCTCATCTGTGACCAAAGGAGATTGCTAACTACACGGATGCCGCCACCTGGGTTTATTGCTCGATTTGTAAAAACAAGAGGGATAACATCGCCTAACGTTGCTAATTCTTGGATAGAACCGAAGCCTGTTTGAGGTGCAAATCTTTTAGCTCCTTGTGCTCCTGCTGTTTTTAAAGACCCTGGAGTCTGCTGCTTAAAAGGTTTAGGCTTTGGCGTAAGCATTACAGAAACAGCCGTCAAGACTAGCCCTATAACAAGTTTGGTGATTATGCTTACAGGATCATTTACTACATGAGGGATATGAGCATAAGCCTCTGACCTTTTACCGTTATAGCTTTCTGTTACTCGTACAAAATACCAATATTCATCCTCACTTAAACCTAAGATTTCACAAAGTTCGACTTCTGCGGGTAATAATATTCTTCTACCTGAAGGACTCCGATGGGATTCCATGTCACCGCCGACCCTTCGTATGATGTTATGTTCAGCCATCCGTTCTCGAAATAAACTGCCAAGCCATAGCCGCTAGTTGATTTGCATAGACCCACAGTACCTATCTTAAGGCTTTCTGTCCTAATACCCCAAAGTTCTAACTGTTCTCTAAAAATAGAATAATCCTCTTTTTTTAATCGCCTGTACCAATCCCTCGTAGGACAAGGGCTTTTGATGTCATAGTGCTTCAAGACTGCCTTAGCTAAAGTCAAGCAGTCAGCCGCTTTGTGCTTTTCTGGATCTGCTCCCAATCGATATGGCAACCCAATCAACTGAAAAGGATTCATCTATTTTGCATCTGGCCGCTAGTTGGTAACGCTCCAACCATAGCTGTCGTTAAGACTCTGCTCGGTGCATTAGAACCGACAGCATCAATTGCAGAAGACAATAAAACTTCAACAGTCGTTGGATCGTATGACAAAGAAGACGCTAACCAATTGTCTGTAGTCAAAGTCTTTTCATAAGACAATGTAGAAGTGTTAACTATACATACACTCACTTCTATATGCCATTTATTCGTTACAGCTTCTCTTGCTCTATTCATCGCTAAAGTATTATTAGCAAGCACAAGTTGAGCCTCTAAGTTATCACCAGATCTATTCTTTGCAGCGCCCTGATAAATGAAAGGTAAGTAATAATAATTTTCACCATTGAAAGTTATGTAATTATTTGGGTTTTGAACGTACACCCCAGATCCGTTATCTAAAGCTCCGAAGCTATCTCTTTTCGCATTTTGGTAAAGGTCTTGCACATTACCATTGCTGTCTAAAACCTTAAGGAAGGTGACTAAAGTTGTAACGCTCATAACCCAATTCTAGAACGTTGACTACGTGAGTTCTTTAATTGGCTGAATACTTGGGTTTGTCCAGCTTCAGCTCCCCTTCTTGCTGCACTATTGATGATTTCAGGTACAGCAGACCGTGGTAGATAGTCTTCACTATTAAAACTAAGGATTGGGCCAGTGTAATCAATCTGTACCGAACCACCAGGGACACCACTGCCAGAAGTTACAGTTCCACCGCCAGGGATAACACCTTGACCTCTAGCACCTGCTGAGTAACGATCCATTGCTCCTTGCATCTTACTGGAGGGGATGACATATTCCGGCTCTCCGGCTTCACCGATCAAACCTAAAGTTGGGCCTGATGTAACACCACCTTGAGCAAAAGCTTTGAAACTACCAGCGTTATTGAATGACCCTTCTGCGCTACTCATTCCAGGGAACATTCCATCAAACATAGATTTAAAAGCAGAGTTCAGGAACATGCTTGCTAATGATTTTGCAATACCTGCTAATGATTCACCTAAAGACTTCGTTCCATCTATTAGTCCCATCACCGCATTAGTCATTCCGCTGGCAACAATATCTGTTATTTGTTCCCACTTTTCTTTAATTACATCAAGAACACCAGCATATTTCTTTGCACTTTCAGTTTTAGAATCACCCCCTTTGCCTTTACCTTTCCCGCCTTCTGTCTCTGGAACACCTTCAGGTGTCTCAATCTCTGGTTTGATTCTTATAATTTTTTCAATTACATCTTTAGTTGCGCCAAGAATATCTTTAATCCATTGAGGTGTATGTTCTTTAAAGAAATTAACTAACTTTTCCCAATCTTCTTTTATCTTGACAAACCCCCGAACGGCTGATGTCGCCCATTTGTAAGTAGCCTCAGAAGCAGCTTGAGCACCTTTTTCAAAATTAACAAGTAAAAAATTCCAAGCATCTGTAATACCTTGTATTAAATCAACTTTCTCTAATCCAAATGCTTCTGCAAAAGCATCGGCAATGCCTTGAAGAAATTTGATTGCTAACCTAAAAGGCGTTAGCAGTACTGTTACTGCCATACGAAGAATATCAATGACAGCAGAAATACCTTGTAAAGTAATTTTAATAGCAACACCTAACTCATTCTGATCTGCAAACAAGTTAGTAAATGACTTAGCTAGCCTATCCCATGCCCCTTTTATTGTATTAGCTGCTGTAGCCTGTGCTTTAAAAGCTGCACCTGCTGAGTTCTCTTGATTTTTAATTAATTGCTCATACTTTTCTAAATTTGCTATGACAGGAGCCATAACTTGAATAGCTTCTTGTCCGAAGATTGATTCTAAGGCTTTTATATCTAATCCTTCTAACTTTTTAAGGTTAGCCAAAAGACCTTCTGATTCTATTGTCGCAGCACTAATGTCTATACCTAGCTTCTCAAGTTTTTTGCCTCCTCTTTCTCCACCAAGTCTTAACAAAGAAGTCTTCATTCCTGTAAAGGCAACTTCAGCCTTAACACCTGCTGCTGTCGTTAAAGCAATAGCTGCGTTAACTTCTTTTAAAGGAACTTTCATTGTTGCCGCAACAGATGCAACCTTACCAATATTGGCTGCGTATTCAGCAACAATTATTTTTCCATCATTTTGCGTTTGGATAAACTGATCGACTACACCCATTGCATCATCAGCAGATTTGCCGTAAGCGTTTAAGACACTTGTTGCCGCATTTCCAACAGTATTTAGATCACTAAAACCACCAGTAGCACCTAAACTTGCAGCTTTTAAAACCTTTGCTGCATCGGCTGCTTTTGTGAAACCAGCAGACGCAACATCATACGCACCTGCCATTAATTCAGCAGAGCTAACTTGTTGATTTAATTCAAGAGATACTAACGTTAATTGCTTTTTTAGTTCTTCTGAATCTGTTCCTAATGTTCTTACTTTTGCTCCTGCAAATTCAACATTTTTAATAGTATTAAAAGCAGCACCTAATCCTGCTACACCAGCAGCGATTCCACCCATTGCCAGCATTGAAGACTTAACAGCAGCATCGAAGGCTTTAACGCCAAGAGCTGCTATCTTCATCTTTGCGCCTGTCTGCGCTCCTATAGCACCAAACAAACCAACCTTCTTCGCAGCAACAGTACTAGAAATGCCGACTTTCTTGAACTGACCTTCTAACTGTTTACCCTTATCCGTAATCTTCTTGATCTTTTCAGGAACACCTCTTGAATCAAGGGTTACTCCTATTGTCGAAAGCAGGGCCGCCATTCTCTGTTATCAATCTTGTTTTAGTTTAACGCCTACGTGCCATTTGCATTTGCTTTTCCTGTTCTTCATTTAAAAGGTCGAAATAAGCTGACCACAATAGTAGTTCTGAGAGAGTGATTCGCTTATTTAATTCAAGCAACGTATAACCCAGTTCTTTAGCTACTCCTAGTTGAAGCCTTAGAAGATTATCTTTTTTTAAAAGCTCTTTTAACCTTTTGGGTCGTTTTCTTCTTCCTCCTTGGCGGCTAGATCTACTATTGCCTTGAGAAGTTTATCGAGATCTTGTGCTTTAACTTCATTCTTTAGTTCGGCTGTATGACCTGCCGCAAACATTCTTCTACCATTTTCATCGGTTGCTTTTTGGATAAGAAGCTTAAGAGCAAATGCATTGGGATCATCGTTAGTACCTTTCATTGCAGCTTCCCTCTCTGCAAAAGTCATTGGAGTACACCAAAACTCAAAGACTTCGCCATTAGACAAAACAACGTCTTGTTTTACTGGGAGGAGATTGGCTGCTTTTTTTAATTTCTCTAATGGACTTAATGGTTTAGCTGTTGGCATTTCAAATAACTGGGGCTGTAAATACAACTCTAAGCAAAAAGAAACCCCCTGACAATAAGCCAAGGGGCGAGTTTACCCAATTAAGCAGATGTGGAGAAGTCGAAAGTAGGAGTATTAGTTGGCCTAAAGGTTACTTCAACTATCTGAGAATCGTCAGCATTAATATTAAAAGTTGCTCCCAAGAGAACAGCATCCATCGCAATACTACGACTCAAAGCTTCTGTGCCTTGCTTGTCCTGATAAAGCTTAAAAGCAGCTCCGACCTGTTGACGTTGAAGAACATCTTCTACCATTCTGTTTGAAAGAGCAGAATCTTCATTCGTTACATAAACAGAAGCACTACCAGAACCATCTGCAAAACCTGATATATAAGTTTTGAACGGTGCATACTGTCCGATTGTTCCGCCAATTGTCGTTACGTCGATTTCACTTCTTGTTACTTCAAAACTCCAAGACTGAACTTGTCCTACAGAAGCATAGTCATCATAAAAGACTTCAAATTCATTAGGTGAAGCAGCTGTTCCAACGTCAGTCAAGTTAACAGCCGAACCACCATTGGTTGCTGAAACAGTCATAGCACCTGAAGCTGCTACATAAGTCTTGACGTAATAAGTTGTTCCAGCAGCTAAACCAGCAGGTAGTGTTCCTGTGCCTGATCCACCTGTTTGGGAATTAATAACTTTAAACTGGACAGGATCACCAGCTTTTAAATTTAGGTAAGCTTCAACAACCATTGTCTCAGTACCAATAGTTACATCAGCCGGAGCAAAAGTTCCTGTAGTTCCAGCAGGTTTGTAATAGAGTGCGCCAGATGTGCCTGACAGAACGGTGACAGCCATTTGAATTAATTAGTCTAAGTATGCGTCAAATGTAGCCGAAATCTGAGTCTGATAGTAGGATTCAGGCTCAGGAGGGCTTACAGGTGATGGGCCAGAAGCAGCATCAAATATAATACTACTAAATTTAGCACGATCAAATTTGTCTTTGACTCTTTCTGCAATCGTGAAATTAGCCCCTGCTCCTACTCCAATGGGAGTAAAAACATTAATAACTAAAGTTCCAGTTTGACGGTTGAAGGATTCACCAGTTGCAGGTGCTTGCAAAGTTGCATAATTATTCCCTCCAAATCTAAGAAATACTTGAACCCAAGGCGTGTTGTTTGGTGGATCAAAAGGAGCGTTTTGATAAGCAACAGGATAAGCAGGGCTTACAGCCATTTCCGTAGCAATACGTCCCTCTATTGCAGCTCTGACCTCATTAAAAGTACTGCTCATTGTATTTTCCCTGCTTGTGAACTAAACCAACTTTGACTATCTTTTGCTATTTGTTCAACCCATCCTGGTTCGGCTTGTTGGCTGCTACCATCCGCTAATTTCTCAGCATAGGGAAGAGTGTTGTGAAGAATATAGGCTTTCCCCACTTTCTCCGAGCCAGGACTGTAATTAATTCCTTTAGGTGCTGGAACAGATTTAACTGGACCAGCATCATAAACACCAATTGCATCTTGTCCTATCTGCCAACTTGCTCTAAAACGACCTGTATCAACAGGACTCTCTTGTTTTAATCTTTGATCTGTATACAAAACAGCTTGACGCAATAAAGCATTGAATTTCTTTTCTATTTCATCCCCGTAATTGCCAGGTTTAGCACCTTTGAAAGTAACAGCCATTATCCTCTCAAAATAAACTCATAAGAGATAATTGCATTATTTGCCTCATCATTCGTTATTCTAATGATTTGATAAGCAACAGAATTGATAACAAATTGATCAGATAATGTCGGAACATTTGCCAAAGACGCCCCAGCGACTGTTAAGCGTTTATCAGTTGCCTTAACTAAACTATCCACCTCTTTCAAAGTGACGTCACTCACAACACCATTAACAGTCGAATCAGTAGCAGTCTCGCTAATTGTTCCAGTGGTTGCATTATAAGTACCAGGAACTTTCCTTCTAAAAGTAACGCTACTTGAAAAAGGCTTTAATGCTTTCGGAAGAGCAGCTCTTAACTTATCGCCAATTGCCATTAGAGGTAATAAGCGACAACAGTTCCACTAGCCAAGGTGATGCTTGTGAAGACTCCTTCTATTTCACTCCCATGCTTGATAGGAATAGCAGAAACAGTTGTTGATCCGTTCTCTGTCACGTTCGGACTCACTAAAGTCATCACAGAATCTTCAAATGCATGTATTTTTCCAAATCGCCCAGTGTGTGCTGATGTGTTTGTGATGATGAGTGCGGCTGGATAAGTTTGGCCCATTGTTTTAGCTCCGTTTGATTGCTACGTTACCTGGCCCACTTATTCTAATACCTGTAAAGTATCGTTCAAACATTGGTGGAACCCTATCCGCCCCAATTGCTCCATTTATCGTGTTAGGTGTAACGTCTATATTTCCTATTTTCACAGCTTGGTAATCTTCTAAACCAGAAAGGCCAAGACCTGCTTTATTGTTATTTAAATAAGCTGCCAAGACAGCTTGAGCTTTTTTTATTTGATCAGGAATCTCAGTGTCAGTGAAATAATCAGTCGTAATACGGAAAGGGAAACCTGTTGCATAAGTGTTGATATAAGTATCTGGTTTTCTTACTCCTGTTCGGGGCCATTGCAACGCTTGGGTATCTGTTGCCCTAGCACCTAAAAACCTTTCACGATCAATCCTTTGGCAAGCAGTGTAAAGCGCTCGATTCCGATAATCATCGCTTGTTGTATTTGCCTCCCAAGCAATTACATCATCATCAGCAACTAAACCCTCTATAAGTTCATTTGCTTCTGTTAATGAAATGTAACTATTTGAGTTCGCAGCTCCCGCTGTGTGATGAATTGTTATCGCCATCAGTAGTTGCTTTAGTTTTACGCTTGCGCTTCTGTTTTGGCTTAGAAGCTTCAATAGGAGCAGAGGCCGCTTGTTCAGCAGCCTCCCTTTCCTTTGCTCGCCTAAATGCGAACATTCCCATTAGCTAGATGCACCCTTAATAAGTGCATAGTTTAGGACAATTGCTTGGCTTAAAGAACCGCCAGAAAGATTTCCAACAGTAACTTTAAAAGAGCCAGCAGCAATAGCAGAAACTACTAACCAATAAGCTCCAGCAGTTCCAGCAGACCCGTGGTTTATAACTACAACGTCAGTAGCAGCTACACGGTCATTGTTTACCTGGAAGGTAACTTCTGCACCGTCAGCTAATGCTGCTGCGTTTAATGTTATCTGTCCTGACTCTGTATTAAGAGTGACAGCAGTCGCTTTGCTTGTTGCTTGAGTAACAGTTCCACCAGTTGTATAACCGATGGCCTTACCAGCAACAGCTTCGAATTGAGATGCCATTAGTTGTTACCTCTAATCCTGAGCAGAAACATTGGTCGATCTCACGATGCCAATATTCTTTGTTTCGTAGACCTTCGACCAGTTGGCTACGGTTTCAAGCTGGGTACGAGTTGGATTTGTTGTAGTAACAGCCCACTTAGTACCAACAGGATGATA